GTTGAGGAAATTCGCGACTACCTCTTTGATACCCTCCGATGCCCGCCGTGGGAAGGCAACGACTATATTGCCGTTTTCCGCACACTGGGCCTTCGCGGTATCAAAAGAGATCCTGATTGGGAAACGTGGCACAAGTACACGGATCCTCAGGCCAAGTTCAACAACGAGATCGGACGGATTGAGAACATTCGCCATATCGAGACTAACCACGCAAACGCCCTACAGCTCGTAGGAACAGGCTCGGTCCTCGGTGAAGGAGTTGTTTTCGGTGAGGATTCTGTTGTGATGGCTGAAGTGCTGACCCCCGAATTAAGGGCAGAAGTCAAGGGCGACTTTGGTCGTGCCCGTGCAGTTGCATGGTACGGCATCCTTGAGTTTGGCATTATCTGGGATACTGCGAATGCTGGTCAGGCTAGGATCGTTCACGTCACCTCCAGCTAAGTGCTGGCGCCCAAGACAGTTTGAAACAGCAACTTGAGGGTGTAACTTTCGAGAGGAAGATATGGCTTATACTCATAGCCGATACGAAGTCGAAATGATCCACGAAGCCGGTCCTACGGCTGGTCCTACTATGGCCGGAGCTGTGGGAAGCGACTTGTCTGTTACAACCGTTGTTGCAGCTTGGGGACCCGGCTACGTTCCCCATCGTGTACGTGGAGCGGCGGTTGTAATGTCTGCATCGAACGTCGGATCCTTTACGGGTGCCGCAGTAGGTATCCAATTCGGCGCCGATATCTCGACCCCTGGCACTGTCACTAACACCTTTAACATCTCTCTTCCTTCGTCTGGTGTTAATGGCGTTGCCGTTTACTATACTCCCACATACGTTATAGAGCTTCCGCCTGGATCACGGATGGAGGCGCACGCAACAACTGCGGCTACCGCAGGAGTTCGTGCCCGCCTAATGCTCTATGTCGAGCCTCGTTGGGAGGAACCCGCGAACGTGACCACCATGCGAGCGGCTACCTAACCATTAGCCGACCGTCCTAGCGTTTAGTAGCCCCTGGTATCCCGAAAGGGGGAGGGCTAATAGGAGGGTAAAGGAGAATACTATGGTTGTTTTAGGCCCCACAGCCTTCAACTACGTGGTCTTGCCCACAGCACTGGCTGTCGTCACCGGCGCTGGCGTTGCTGTTAACTCCGGTCGTGGGCTTGTCCACGGAAATATCATTGGTAAGCAGAGGGAACAACGCCTGATGCTTACCCTTGATAACAATACTACCGATGACGCATATCCCACCTCTGGAGGTATTCAACTTTCTACGGCTGCCTCTGACTGGGGGATGAAGCGCAACATCGACTATGTAGTCATGACTGGTTATGGCTATCACTCTGGTCCAACTGGCCCTGTAACTTTGGCCCCTCTATGGGTCCATAATAGACCGCCAACTGGTCCTACTCCCGGCTTTCTACGAGGCTTTGCGGCCTTAGCAACTGGCGCCGGGGCAACATCGATGGCCACCATGAGGGCAGGCTTTCCAGAACTACCAACTACCTGGACGGCAACTCTCAGTCCACGAACCCACGCCTTTTACTTCATTGCAAGAGGCTGGTAAGGCTACCCACTAATAACCTCCGATAGGAGAAATAAGTATGGCTAAGGATAAGAACCGGGATGTAGTTCCCGTAATAAACCCTGGCGGCGTGGATTATGGCCCACTCATGACCCGCCCGAAAAAGGTAGCGATTGTTGCCCTAGGTCCTAGTGCTAGAGTCTTTATGCGGCGATCGTTAAGCGAAGAAGGTGTTAAGAATCCGTATGATGAAGTGTGGACACTAAATAGAGGGTTTCGAGGGTTTCTTCATGACAAGTGCTTTATCATGGACGATCTTAGGTGGCTCGACGAACATAGGAGTAAGAATTACACCAAGTTCCTTCGTACGCACGAGATGCCTATCGTTACAAGCACTTGCTACCCCGAGTTCCCAACGGCGTGTCCATACCCACTCAAGGATGTCATAGACTTTCACGACGACGACATCTTTGCGGTCAACACCGTGGCTTACATGATCGCATACGCCTTGTTTATCGGAGTTAAGGAGATGCACCTCTATGGCGCTGATTTTGTCTACAGGAACGGTGTCACTGTTGAAGAAGGAGGTATGGCAGTTGCCTATATGCTTGGTAGATGCAAGATGCACGGTTGTACTCACGTTCTATCGAACGAGACAACTATGCTTTACGCTAACCAGGTTGTGCAAAGGGAAGATGGCTCGATTGGCCGTGAACCCTATGGTTGGCATCGCCTAGCGGAAATGAAGACGTTGCAGCTTGAAGAGGATAAGCAAGAGGCTCAGCGAGTAAAGTCTAAGAAACTCATAAAACAGCGTATGACCCCAAGTGGAGATGTCTAATGGCGTTACAACTAGAAAAGGTCCATGAGATGGAGAGGGATGCCGGAGGACGGGACGTACTCGTTAAGAGCAACCCATATGTCCGCTTTGTTGACTCCACCCACGGACAGATCAACGTCCAGGCCGGTCGCTTCTACTCTAGCGGCTTAGGTCAACCCGTTATTCCTTTCAAGGATGTCCCTGATTGGGCCTGGAAGGCTTTGAGGGCTATGAGTCCAGAAGGTAGACTGAGTATTGGGATGCCGGAGGATGTTGAGGGTATAGCAGAGCTTCCCGAACCAGAGCCCGAAGCCGAACCCTCTAAGGATGCCCAATCGTTGGGCGATGTAGAGGAACCGGGAAAGACTCTTGTTGACTACATCTATGAGTTGGATCACAGCATCGCAGCTCATTGGACAAAGAAGGGCTTGCCCGACCTAAACGCCTTGACGGAACTCACGGGGAAAAGGGTATCCCGTGGAGAGGCTGAGTCGGCGGCACCCGATTATAGGCGAAAGGAGAGCTAAATGGTTACAGCAGTCCTAGCCCTTGTAGGCACTGGTAGCTATGTATCAAAGACTGTTCATGAGCAGAGCTGGACGGCAACCGTGTCTGGGAGGGGCAACTTCCTGGACGCCGCGAACCTGCCTGACAAGACCGTCCAGATAGGTGGACCATCAACGGCCGCTGGAACATCTCGGATAATTATCGAGGGAACTAACGAGTCGTGGCCTACAACCCCTACTGCTCGATGGTCAACTTTGACCAGTCCCACAGATGGAGTTTTCGACTTCACTGCGATGGCGACCACAGCTATCATCAGAACCCTACGGGAGAACCCTCGCTACATACGTCCTTTCTTTCAGGTCGTAACTGCGGGCGAAACCCTTAGGGTTACGATTATAAGCAGATGAGCCTCTACCGTCGCCGTACTCGCTCATTTAGGCGGCGTAGGGGTGGCAAGCCGGTTGCGGCTCCAGTTCTTGTGCCGTTCCACGTCCATGACGATGCGGGACTAACTATTGGCATTGAACCCTATATGTGGTACGGCTCAAAGGCAGAATTCGAGACACGCTTGTTGCAAGAATACTCAGAGGAACCAAATCCACAGATGGAGCGCATCGAACTTGAAGCGCGCGTTAGGATAGCGGTGGGATAATGGCAAACTACACTACATCCCAAGATCTTGTCAACGACGTACTCACTCGTGGCCACGAACTGAGCGACGGGACCAGCGACTTTGATACCGATGTTGTCACCTATTTGAATAGGGCGCAACTGGGCATCATCCGCGGCGGCGCTGAGCTTGACCCTGAGGTAGACGAGGCGTGGTGGTGGCTCAGGGCTGACGATCAGGCTGTTTTGACCCTAAACCCTTATATCACCACGGGAACCATTAACGTCACGAACAACTCAGCAACCGCAACCCTGAGTGCCACACAAGCCACCAGTATGACTGGAAGACACTTTAAGGTTGACGATCATGCAGATGTGTTTATCGTAAGTGCCCATACTGGTGGATCTGATACTGTAACCCTTGAGAGCGTTTACACAGGAGACACGGATACGACAGCTAACTATAAATTCTTCCAACTAGACTACACCCTCGCCACGGATCTCCTTTATATGTCTCAGCCAATGACCCCATTCCAGGATGGCGGGAACCAGATTATTGGGATTGACTTGGCAGAACTTACACGAAAGTGGCCACGTCAAACAGCAGGCTCAGGTGTACCTAAGAACTTTGCTATGATTAGTGACCAGGCTGTGCGATTCTCACACTATGGAGGAACAAGCGCAACGGATTTAATTAAAATAGATTATGAATACATGAAGCTCCCAAGTGATCTAGCAGATGATTCGACCGTCCCCACGATCCCTAGGGAGTACCTACCTATTTTGGCCGACTGGGCCTTGGCCTTCCTATATGCAGCCAAGGACGATGCTAAAGCTGGGGATGTAGCGGCCCTTGCACAGCGCGGCCTTAGGGCTATGGCTAAAGAGAACAGACGCAGAATGGTGCGTCAGGGTGGCGGTGCCTTTGGTAAGATACAGCCTCGCATGAACCAGGTGCATAAGATGTTGCGCCCCTTGAGGACAGAAAGCGGGCTGATAATTAGCGGATAGCAGATGGTCTTTTCAGGTGAAACTGCAGAGTTAATCGTAGGTCTAGATGGGTTCACTGGCACTAGAAACCAGGCTATAGTGACCCCACAACAGCTTCTAGTTGCAGAGAACATCACCTATGAGAATGGAACCCTACAGAAAGAGGGGGGTTCCAGCAAGTATTCGTCCGAACTATCTGGTACACCCACCATTCAGGGTGGATGGGACTGGCATCCGACGGATGGAACACAGCGGGGTATTATCCTTACAAGTGCCGGCGCCCTCCTAAAGGATACTGGTGACGGCGCTTATAGCGTCTCCCTCAAGACTGGCCTAACAGTCAGCGATGTTGTCGGAGTGTTCGTGGAGGGCGGTAAGGAAGCTGCGGCCAATGATCGCAAGCTGTTCTGCATCACCGGGAAGAATGTCGTCCAAGTTCTAGCCGCTGATGGGGCAACTACCAGTAACATAACCTCCCCTCCGTCGGACTGGTCGGGCACCAATCAGCCCACAACAGGAGCTATCCATGAGAACCGCTTCTGTGCGGCCGGAAACGCTAATGATCCGCACCGAGTATATATGTCCCTCGCCACAGATCATGAGGACTTTACAACTACGGCCCTCTCGTTTGCTGTATTCCCCGGCGAAGGAAAAAAGATTGTACAGATTATCAGCTTCAAGGGCCTTCTGGTGGTGTTCAAGTATCCAAGGGGTATTTATCTGATTGACACGACAGACAGTGATAATACCAAGTGGAAGATTCAGAAGCACTCCACTAACATCGGTGGCGCTAGCCCACTAGGCGCAGTCCAGATAGATGATGATATTCTCTTTATAGACCATACTGGCTCATTTCATCTGATTAGTGCCATCGAGCAGTTTGGCAACATCGGCTCCAGGAACCTGTCAGATATAGCTCAATTTGACGTTTTCATCCGGGACGACTGTAATCTAGCTGAGCTACCCCGTACCCAGGCGATCTACTACACTGCTAAGCGACAGGCTTGGTTTGGTGCATCTTCATCCGGTACTGCGTATGATCGAAAGTACGTAGTGGACTTCAACCGTATAGACCTCCCACGGTTTGCCGTATCCACGAAAGATACAAACCGTTCGCTCTGGCTTAAGGAGGACTCCAGCGGTATTCAGCGACCTGCTAGCGGTGACGATGCGGGGTTCGTCTGGGATTTAGATCAGGAGAACCGTTCCAAGGATGGTTCTGGCTACAACGGTAAATTTCAGTCTCCTCAACTTGATCTTTCACATTTAGATCCGGCCCTAGGAGTCAGAGAAAAGAATGGGAAGTTCCTAGAGTTAGTCGTTGAACCTGCAGGTAATTGGGATCTGTCGGTGGATATTCTCTGGGACGATAGCATCTCAGAAACTGTAACCTTTAACATGGGGACTTCTGGTTCAACCCTTGGCTCTTTCGTACTCGATACGGATAAGCTAGCCGGTGCTAATTTAATCAATAAGAGGAGACGAATCCACGGCGCTGGTCGGCGCCTATCTATTGTCGGCCGAAATAGCGGCGATGGACAGGACTTTTCTATAGCCAAGTTCTATATACTATTTACAAGAGGATCAGACTTTGCCGGACCTAGATAGAGAGGCCAGGGATAGGGCCTTGAAGAAGGCTGATAAGGCCAAGAAGAAGCTAAGGGGCTTCAACTATATGGAGGAGAAGGGCCGCTTTGGTGTTTGCAGTGTCAAGTGCAAATGTGGCCAAACACTCTGTGAGCTTCAGCCTGTTCCTGAAATGCAGGAAATACAGCGCACTAAGGGTCAGACTATAATTCGTGAGCGCATTGCGATGTTTACCAACTCTGCCTATAATGAGATCGAGATAACCTTTGCTGACGGCTCTAAGCATATCACTATGGCCTGTGGAAGTTGTATCCAGAAAGGATTTGAGCTAGAAGATCTGGACAACATATATGCAGCCGATATGGCGCGTTGGGCCGACGAGGAAAAACGAGGAATGGGCAAGGTTCACTGGGCTATGAACGCTGATCGAGAGGCTGTTTCGTGGCGCAGGATACCATCCGAGGAAAGGTTTAGAGACTAATGGGCGCTGGATTATACTCACACACTACACGGGCCAGCGGTCTAACGTTGACTGCGGTTATCTACAATGCTGACCACCAGAACCACATCGACAACCATAATACTACGCAAATCGACGACTATTCTTCGAGCGTAGCGGAGATGCAGACTACTACTGACCCCTATGCTTCTGATAGTGAGAGTCAAGCCACTTCCCTAGCAGGGGAGATTGAACGAATAAGGTTCCAACTCGATCAAGCTATAGGCCAAGCTCGATGGTATCACGACCCTAACATCAGTTTGGCTGGCGAGATCGTTATATTTCAGAGGATGATGAACTAATGGGTACTTACAGCAAGATCGTACTAAGTGGTTCGACAGACGGTAGGCCGATTATCATAACAGCTACTGCTCCGTCAACTGCTAATCTTATCCACACCTGTGTTACGGGTTCGGCAGACAGCATCGACGAGGTATGGATCTATGCCCAGCCACAGGTTACTACTGCGTTACTATTTAGCCTTAGCCTTGGACCCACAACTGTTACGGCACGCATCAGGCACACTATCACCGCGGACGATAAGAAGGGTCTAGTCTTAGTAGCCCCTGGCCTAGTTGGTAGAGCCAGCGGTGTCTGGGGAGCCTGGGTAACTACGACTAGCATTGTCGAGGTCTGGGGCTTCGTAAATAGGTATGCAAGCTGATGCCTTTCAGATTACCTCATGAAGTTGGTCGGCGAATTGAACTTCCTGGTGCGCCCAGGTTTGTACACCCCTCAGAGATAACGCAAAGGATGGTTCCTGGGAAACGTTTCAGCCGTGTTGATGAGCTAAGCGGTCCGGTATCAGTTGGTCCTGTAGTCGTAGAAGGCACAACAACGAGCGCCAGTAGCGGTACGCAAACGCATTCAGTTAGTTTGCCGTCTGGCGTAGCTTCCGGTGATTTGTTGTTGGCTTTTTTCCTGATCTCCCAAGGAGCGCCGGATTCAATTGATGCTCCTCCGTCCGGTTGGACTGAACTCTTTACGATGGGCGAGGCGTCTGGAAGCGCATGTGGAT